GGCAAGACCCCAGAAGTTCCAAGGAATTTTCTGACTTTCTGGTATTTGTACTTGTGTTTCCCGTACATTAGCATACTATATGTTGTATGGACGCACTTAATCTTGCAGAATATTTATACAAAAGCATACGCGAGCGCGATGTGCGTCTTAAAGATAAGCTCGCGGATGGTTCGATACAGACCTTTGAGGAGTATCGGTACATAGTAGGTGAAATACGCGGCATGGCCTACGTTGAAGATGAACTTAAAGCCGCGATGAAAGGCATAGAGTACGCAGATGACTAGCAAGTTATTTGTGCCTGATCACGTTGCGAAGGCAGCGCAAAAGGCCATAAAAGAAAACCCAGTGATGCCAAAGCCTATTGAAAATGCCTTTGGTAAAAGCTCAGAAAACAAAAACGAAGATGATCCGTCACAGATGGAGTCTTCATCACTTGAGAGATTGCCACAGCCAACAGGCTATCGTGTTCTTATCATACCATACTATCCTAGCGAGAAAACAAAGGGCGGAATTATTGTTCCAGACGCGGTTCGTGACCGTGAATCCTTTGCTACCGTAGCGGCATATGTCGTTAAGTTAGGTCCCGATGCTTATGCAGACACCCAGAAGTTCCCAAATGGTCCTTGGTGCAATGAGAAAGATTGGGTTCTTATAGGAAGATATAGTGGAAATAGGTTCAAAGTGGAAGGTCTTGAGGTTCGTATCATAAATGACGATAATATTATTGCTACGATTCTTGACCCCAAGGACATTTCGTATGTATAAGGTAAGGGAGAACAAGGAAAATGGCTATGGCTGAAGATATTCGTGAAGACGAAGATTTTGAAAATGGCGCATCTGTTGAAGTTGAAGATGACAGCAGTGACGACGAATATGAGGTTTCCACATCGGATAGTGATGAGGAAGAAACCCGAACAAATGTTCGTAAAAAATCTAATGGCGACGATGAGCTAGAAAATTACAGTGAATCTGTTCAACGCCGAATTAATCAATTAACCGCAAAACGCAAGCAGGCTTCCGAAGAAGCTCAAGCCGCGGTTCAGTATGCTCAGAACATGCAGCAAGAAAACGCTCAGATGAAACAGCGTTTGCAGCAAATGAGTGTAGGATATAACTCCGAAACTGAAAATCGTTTAAAGGCTCAAGAGGTCCAAGCAACTCGTGCTTATACTGAAGCTAGTGAGGCTGGAGATTATGAAAAAGCTGCGAAAGCACAGCAAGCATTATCTCAAATAGCTGTAGCTAAAGAGAAAGTTAGAGTTCAAAAAATTAACTTGCAACGTCAACAGGAGGCCGCGAAGCAGGCTCCTCAGCAACAACCTCAACAGCAACCGCCTCAACAAGCACAGGCGCAACAGGCCCCACAGCCCCGTGATCCTAAGCTAGAAGGTTGGTTAGAAAAGAATTCTTGGTTTGGAAATGACCGCATCATGACGCGTGCGGCTCAAGCAATCCATGAGCAACTTGTTTTGGAAGAGGATTTCGATCCTACGTCAGACGATTACTACAAAGAAATCGACTCTCGTATGCGCAGAGAAATGCCCCAAAAATTTAATCGGGAAAGACGGTCCAACGCTCAGACTGTTGCTCCTGCGTCCAATGGACGGTCAGTAAAATCAGGGCGGAAAAAATCGGTTGAATTAACACCGGGTCAAGTGGCGTTTGCGAAAAAGATGAGGATTCCTCTGGATAAGTACGCAAAAGAAGTCGCAAAAATTGGTAATCGGAGGGATTAAAATGGCAGACAGGACACCACGCGAATCAAATACGCGGGAACGCTCAGAGCGTTCAATGGAATGGCGACCCGGCTCTGCTTTGGAAGCTCCCGAACCACCTATCGGTTATAAACACCGTTGGATACGCGAATCTGTAATGGAATTCGATGATAAAACAAACGTTCATAAGAAACGGCAAGAAGGCTGGGACCTCGTTCGCGCTGAGGAATATCCCGAATATGTAGGACCTGTAGTAGATGAGGGACGAAACGCTGGCATCATTGGTGTTGGTGGTCTTGTTCTCGCTCGTATCCCCGTCGAAATGGCAGATCAGCGGAATAAACACTATCAAGGTGTTTCTAAAAATCAACTGGACGCAGTGGATCGTGACTGGATGCGTGAAAACAACCCAGCCATGCCGAAGCTAAGTCCTCAACGTAAATCTTCCGTTTCTTTCGGACAGAAAGGACGCGGAAACTCTGAAGGAGAGTAAAGATGTCTAATCAAGACGCTGCTTTCGGCCTTCGCCCTATCAAAACGAGCACTAGCTCGCAGAGACAGAATCGTTATCGTATTGCCTCCGGGTATAGCACAAGTATTTTCCAAGGTGACTTAGTTCTTGTCGCCACTGACGGAACAATTACTCGTGCTCCTGCTGGTGGTACTGCATTGATTCTGGGCGTATTTAACGGCTGTTCATATGTAGATGCTAGTGGTGATATTATCTATTCAAACTACTGGCCTGCAAGTGCAACTGGGACAGATATTTTCGCAAATGTCATTGATGACCCAAGTGCAACCTTTGAAATCCAAGCTGATGCTGCATTCCCTGTAGCTGATTTGTTTGGCAATTTCGACATTGTTGATGCAACGGCAGGAAGTACCGTAAGTGGTAATTCTCGCACTGAGCTAGATGTCACAACGGGTGCGACGACTGCTGGTCTTCCACTTAAAGCAATCGACATTTCTCAAGACCCTGAGAACAGCGATGTAGCCACCGCGAACACTAATGTGATCGTAAAAATCAACAACCACCTGTTCAGTGCTGGCACTGCGGGTCTAGCATAAGGAGACTGAGTTATGGCTATTTCACGTTCACAACTCGTCAAGGAGCTAGAACCGGGTTTAAACGCTCTGTTCGGTATGGAGTATGATCGCTACGAAGGCGAACATGCTGAAATCTTTGACACAGAATCTTCAGACCGTGCGTTTGAAGAAGAAGTTATGCTCGTCGGATTTGGGAATGCTCCCACAAAATCCGAAGGGTCTGGCGTCGAATTCGACAATGCAAATGAAGCATACACTGCTCGTTACTCACACGAAACAGTCGCGCTTGCATTCGCTTTGACGGAAGAGGCTATCGAAGATAACCTGTATGACCGTCTTGGTGCTCGTTATACGAAGGCGCTTGCGCGTTCTATGGCACACACTAAGCAGGTTAAAGCGGCTTCAGTATTAAACAACGCGTTTAATGCTAACTTCGCTGGTGGTGACGGTGTTGAGCTTTGTTCAACAGCACACCCACTTGCAGGTGGCGGTACTTTCCGCAACGAACCATCAACAGCGGCTGATCTCAACGAAACTTCGTTGGAAAATGCGTTGATTGATATTTCGACCTTCGTAGATGAGCGTAACATGATTATTGCTCTGCGCGGCACAAAAATGATTATTCCACCACAACTGCAATTCGTTGCAGATCGTTTGTTGGAATCAACATTGCGTGTTGGCACAGCCGATAATGATATTAACGCAATTCGTAACATGGGTATGCTTCCAGAGGGTTACACTGTTAACCACTTCTTGACAGACCCAGATGCGTTTTTCATCAAAACTGATGCTCCAAACGGTTTCAAACATTTTGAACGCTCACCTATGCGTACAAACATGGAAGCTGATTTTGACACAGGCAACATGCGCTTTAAAGCTCGTGAGCGTTATAGCTTCGGCTATTCTGACCCACGCGCTGTATTCGGTTCTCCGGGTGCATAAAGTGTGTTACAGTTAGGGAGGTAGTTCATACCTCCTCCTAACTTGAGGGGTCACTTCGGTGGCCCCTTTCTTTTTTTAAAAACTTGGTGTATTGTTAGTTTATTCCTGACAGTCGCATTGGGCGGCTGACTTAACCCAGACAGGAGATAGACATGGGTATTACTACTTTCTCTGGCCCAATAAAGGCTGGCACAATTAAAGATACTACTGGCACAACGCTTGGCTCTGATATTGCAAACGTTGGTCAAGTTGTTATGACGCAGACTTTTTCAGCAGATTTATCTGGCGGCGCATTAGCGGCATCCGTTACTAACGTTGTTATTCCTGCGAATTCTCAGATTATTGACTGTGTAATTGATGTAATTACTGCGGCGAATGCTACAACCAACTTGAGTGTTGGTGATACCGTAGGTGGTGCAGCTACTATTTTAAACACATTCGCAAGCGGAACAACAGCAGGTCGTAAGTATCCGACCACAGAAGCTGGCGCTGCGTTGGCATGGCAAGACACAGGAACAGCAGACATTCGTTTGACTGTTACTGCTTCGGCTGCAACAAATGCGGGTTTAGTTCGTTTTACTATCCTATACGCTCAAAACAACAACTTAGCGTGATAGGAGCTTAACATGGCAGGTCCAGTAAAGGCATATAATTGGGCGCAGGGTACATCTGCGGCTGTTGTCGGTCCTGCTCGTTCTCGTATCCGTCAAATTGTAATTTATGCAGCCGCAGCGGGTGCTTTTACAATTAAAGATGGTAGCGGTTCGGGCGATACACTGATTACGCAAACCTTTCCAGTAGGGATGCACCATTTGAACATTCCTGATGATGGTATTCTCGCTACAAGCGGTGCGTATGTTAGTGCTTTCACGGGATCAAGCAACGAACTGACAGTGTTTTTGTCTTAAAATATGGTGGGAGGGTGCCTTATTCTCCCATCTAAAAGTTTGATAGGTGATTAATGCCTCGTAAAAAAGAAAATCCAATACGCAAAACCACTGGTAAAGGCGGCAATTACCGTAAGACCAAATCAGGGGCTGGCATGACCAAAAAAGGTGTTGCCGCGTATAAAAAAGCAAATCCCGGCTCTAAGCTAAAGACTGCTGTGACTGGTAAGGTCAAAAAGGGCAGTAAAGCGGCAAAGCGGCGTAAATCATATTGCGCACGTTCGGCTGGTCAAATGAAAAAGTTTCCAAAAGCGGCAAAAGACCCAAATAGCCGTTTGAGGCAAGCAAGAAAGCGGTGGAAGTGTTAAATGGCTATAAGCCGTTCACAGATGGGGCAGCAAATTACAAAGCCGCCTATGAAGAGGAAGAAAAATGCCAAAGGACGCGTGCTACAAAAAGGTAAAAGCAAGGTACAAGGTGTTCCCAAGCGCATACGCAAGCGGCGCAATCGCAAAGTGCCGAAAAGTCGGCGCTAAGAACTGGGGAAACAGCAAGAAAAAGCCTGTGAAGAAGGCTATGGGAGGCGTTATTGAGCCTTCTAACGAGTTTCGAAAGCGTCCAGTGCGTCGAATGGTAAAAGGTGGTGAAGTGGTCGCAAATGGTTGCGGAAAAGTAATGTCCAGTCGCCGCAAAGTGACGAAGAAAAGCTGATGGCTGTTAGAAAAACAAAAAAAGGCGCGGCTTTAAAGCGTTGGTTTAAAGAAGACTGGAAAGATGTGCGTACAGGCAAGGCTTGTGGTCGCAAAAAGGGTGAAAAACGTGGAACACCTTACTGTCGCCCAAGTAAACGCGTAAGCTCAAAGACCCCCAAGACAGCTTCGGAGATGACAGCGAGCGAAAAGCGTAGTAGAGTGGCACAAAAGAAGCGAATTGGGCAACCCGCGGGCAAACCTCGGAGAGTAAAAGCCCTTAAAAGGAAGAAGAAATGACAATATCAGGCTCAACAGACTTTGAATTAGACGTAGCCGACTACGTTGAAGAGGCTTTTGAGCGTTGCGGCTTGGAAGTTCGCACTGGATATGACTTAAAAACAGCAAAAAGGTCCATGAACCTTATGTTTGCTGACTGGGCTAACCGTGGCCTCAATCAATGGACCATAGCTGAAAAAAACCTGACAGTTGTTCAGGGAGATGGAACTTATGACCTTGGAACCTCTACAATAGACATATTATCGCTTGTTGTACGTCGAGATGGCACAGATTACGCCTTAGATCGCATAAGTAGGGATGAATACCTAAATATCCCAACAAAATCTACAACAGGTCGCCCAACGCAGTATTTTGTTGATAGATTGATAAATCCTGTCCTGAAAATGTGGCCTTTGCCCGATAATAGCACCGATGTGGTGTATTATAACGCCCTAATACGCCTAGATGATGCCGATACTTACACAAATACAGTGCAAGTTCCCTTTCGTTTTTACCCTGCTTTAGCGGCTGGTTTGGCCTATTATATAAGCATAAAACGCGCTCCAGACCGCTCTCAACTCTTAAAAACGGTGTATGAAGAGGAGATAGGTCGAGCAATGGATGAAGATAGAGATCGCGCATCCTTTAGAGTCGCTCCTGATTTGAGGAATTACCGTTATGTCTAAGTATGCCACAGGAAAGTGGGCATATGGCATATCTGACCGATCTGGCTTCAGATACAGGCTCAGAGACATGCGCAAGGAATGGAATGGGCTTCTTGTGGGTAAGGATGAGTGGGAAGCAAAGCAACCGCAATTAGAGCCTCTTCGCGCCACTCCTGACCCCCAAGCGTTGCGCAATCCACGGCCTGAACAGAACATTCCGCAACAAGACAATATACAATGGGGCTGGAATCCAGTAGGAATGGCATACGATGGGGGCTTAACCCCAAATAATTTAATTGCTACTGGCTCCGTTGGTAGTGTTACGGTGAATATATCATGAGCTTTACATACGCACAATTAAAGACCGCGATTCAGGACTACACTGAGAACACAGAAACAACTTTTGTGAACAGTCTTGATATTTTCATCAAAAACACTGAAGAGCGAATACTTAAAATAGCTCAGTTAGAGGTATTTAGGAAAAATCAATCTGGGAATATGGCGGCAAACAACCAATATCTTGCTCTTCCCAGCGATTATTTAGCTCCCTACAGCCTTTCTTTTACCAGTGGGGGCAACAAAGAGTTTGTTTTATTTAAAGACGTAAACTTTGTTCAGTCATTTAACCCGAACAATTCTACGGCTGGCGCTCCTAGATACTATGCGCAGTTTGATATTGATAATTTCATACTAGGCCCAACTCCAGATGCGGCCTATGAAGTGGAGCTTCACTATTTCTATCGCCCAGCAAGCCTAACGGCTGGTGCTGAAGATGGAACAACATGGTTAAGCACAAATGCTTCTGTCTCAATGCTGTATGGCTCTTTAATCGAAGCATATACATTTATGAAGGGTGAGGCTGATTTAGTTCAAAACTACACTCAGCGGTTCACTGAAGCCCTTTCTCGCGTCAAAAACTTCGGAGAATCACAAGAAGTTACTGACGCTTATCGTACTGGTCTTATTTTGCGGGAAAAAACATGATAAGTATCAGTCAAAACAAACATGTTAAACTTATAAGGAGATTGTGACATGGCCTTTTCAGGTAACTTCATGTGTACGAGCTTTAAGAAAGAGCTTCTTGAGGCCGTGCATAACTTTAAAAACTCAGGTGGCAGCACGTTTAAGATTGCTCTTTATACGAATAGTGCATCTTTTGACGCAACAACTACCGCCTATACCACTTCAAACGAGGTGACAGGGACAGGATATACGGCTGGAGGAAACACTCTAACACGAGTCGATCCTACAAGCTCAGGAACTACAGCTTTTACTGATTTTGCAGATACAACGTGGTCGTCTTCAACCATTACCGCTCGTGGCGCGATGATTTATAATGATTCCGCCTCAGGTAATCCAGCAGTCGTTATTTTAGACTTTGGGTCAGACAAAACGTCCACAAATGGTGATTTTACTGTAGTATTCCCAACGGCAGATGCTTCTAACGCCATCATTCGGATAGCCTAATGACCGATGTTATCGTCCCCTTTTCTGGTTGGGGCCGAGGAACGTGGGGCCAACTCGCCTTTGGCGAAGGCTCCATTACGAACGCTGGTGCCGTTGGAGGAATTGGCTCTGTAACAATAGTCGCAGAGGCCAATGTCCCTGTGACTGGTCTACAGGCCGCGGGTTCAGTTGGTGGCGTAATCGTTGTAGCAGAGGCTAACGTTAATCCAACTGGCGTTTCCGCAACAGGTGAAGTTGGCTCTGTAAGTATTATTGAAGGCGTGGGCGTAAACGTAAACGTCACGGGAATTGCGGCTACTGGTTCTGTTGACTCTGTTACAGTTATTGGAACAGCCGTTGTTAATGCCACTGGAGTAGCTGGAACAGGAGCCGTAGGGTCTGTTGTAGTTACCGCCGATTCAATAACTTCCGTTACTGGACTTGAAGCTACAGCCTCTGTAGGCGCAGTAACCACAACTGCTGACGCTAATGCTCCCGCAACGGGTATCGCGGCTACAGGTTCTGTTGGAACAGTAGACGTAGGAATATTTGTTACTGTAAACGTCACTGGCGTTGCAGGAACTGGTCAGGTTGGTGCCGTAGAAGCTAACGCAAATGCAGACGTTCATGTCACTGGAGTATCAGCGACAGGTATTGTAGGTCAGGTCCTCGTTTGGGGGGCTATTGTTCCAAATCAAAATCCGGGTTATACTCCCGTAACACCATCTTCCACCCCCGCTTGGAGTGACGAAACACCGTCCCAAACTCCGGGCTGGGATGACATAGCAGCATAGGATAAAAAAAATGCCTAGTACATATACATTAAACAACGGTATCGAACTCATCGGCACAGGCGAACAGTCTGGCACATGGGGTGATACAACAAATACAAATTTAGAACTTTTAGATACTGCGCTTGATGGTCAGGTTACAGTAACTTTAAGTTCCACAGGGTCTGGCGGCTCTCCAAATACATTGCCAATTAGCGATGGCTCTTCTTCAAATGGGCGTAACCGATTGGTTGTTTTCAATGATGGAAGCGATATTGGTGGTGCAGTTTATGTTCAGCTTACCCCGAATGACGCGGAAAAGATTATTTATGTGCGTAACAGCTTATCTGGTTCGCGCAGTATTTTGCTGTTTCAAGGGACATATAACGCATCAAACGACTATGAAATTCCTGCGGGTACGACAGCGGTTGTGTTTTTCAACGGCGCTGGAACTGGCGCGGTAGCGGCGAACGTATTTAACAACGCACATTTTGACGCGCTTAACATCGTTGGCGCAGCGGCGGTTGGAACCACATTAACAGTTGGCACTAGCTTGAATATTGCAAGCTCTACTACAGTGGATGGTGTTCTGGATGAAGACAACATGGCTTCTAACAGCGCAACCAAACTTTCTACTCAACAGTCAATCAAGGCGTATGTAGATAGTCAGGTTGGCACGGTTGATACGCTTGCCGAGATACTGGCTAACGGCAACACGACTGGTGGGACTGATCTTGCGGTGTCTACAGGCGATGATTTAAAAACACTGTCCGCAGGTACATCCAACTTTCGTGCAGGTGTAAACGCAGGTAACAGCATTACAAGTGGTGGTAATGAAAATGTTGTTATAGGTGATGAAGCAGGTACTGCACTTACTACTGGCGATGCTAACGTTGCAGTAGGCTTTGCGGCTCTGAAAACTGAAGATGCTCATGGCTTTAACACTGCTATTGGTTATCAATCTTTACAAACATTAAACGCAGGGGCAGATGCCTATAACACAGCAGTTGGTTTTCGTTCAGGTCTATCAGTCACAACTGGCACTTACAACACCTTTGTTGGTGGACTATCGGGCGATGCAACTACGACAGGCTCAAGAAACAATGCTTTTGGCGCAGTGTCTTTAAGTTCAAACACCACAGGTCAATACAACACTACAATGGGCCATGCTTCAATGGCATCAAATACAACAGGTAGTAACAATGTTGCGTTAGGTTATGACGCACTCAACGCCAACACCACCGCATCTCGCAACACTGCTGTTGGGTATCAAGCCGCTAATACAGACACCACAGGGGAGAGGACTGTGGCTGTGGGTTATCGTGCTTTAGCAACACAAAACATGTCAGGTATTACTTACAATACTGCTGTCGGATATGCCGCTGGTGAGTCTTTAACTACTGGTGATAGTAACACGCTATTAGGTTATGTGGCAGGTAATCAAATTACCACTGGCAACAGAAATACGGCGTTGGGCATAGGCTCCTCTGATGCAATTACTACTGGTTCAAATAATACATCTGTGGGTGCCTATTCTTTGACTGCAAATATAATTGGGGTGTCTAATGTTGCCGTTGGAGATGCTTCCTTACAAAACACAACATCATCAAATAACACAGGCGTTGGCTATCAAGCCGCATATACAAACACCTCTGGGTATTACCTTGGTGCTTTTGGTATAGCGGCACTTTATTCAAATACTACGGGCCACAACAACACCGCCGTTTCAGGCCGCAGTGCGTTGTATGAAAACACAACAGGCACCTATAACACAGCGGTTGGCAACTTAGCTTTGCACAACAACACCACTGCATCCGAAAACACCGCAGTTGGTTATGCATCATTGTATAGTAATACTACAGGAACCAAAAACGTAGCTGTGGGTAAAGACACCCTGTTTGATAATACCACAGGTGGTTATAATACGGCTTTGGGTATGGAAGCATTAGCCAACAACACTACGGCAGATTACACCGTAGCGGTTGGCTATCAAGCGGGTTTAAGTAATACGACAGGCACCATTACCGCCATTGGCGCAAGCTCTCTCCTTAGCAATACGACAGGTGTAGAAAATACTGGTATGGGTAACTCTACGCTATATGCCAATACTACAGGTGGCTACAATACGGCGGTTGGGCGTCAGGCTCTTGTCTCCAACACCACCGCGAACAGCAACGTAAGCATTGGCTATCAGTCTCTGTACGCGAATACTACAGGCGCAAAGAACGTAGCTGTCGGTACGAACGC